CAGCTCATCGCGCAGGCTGAACGACTGCTTCGGCAACGCGCCTATCAGGCCGCGCTGGTCGATGCGCTCTCGCCGTACATCCGCGAGGCCATCGCAACGGGAGTCGACATCGGTCTCGACACCGTCACGAAGATCGCCCCTACCGTCGACTTCGAGGCCGAGCGCGAAGACCTCGCGAGGTACGCGGAGACGGAGTCCGTGAGGCTGTCGCGGCGCACCGCCGCCGGCGTAACCGAGACGCAGTCGGTGCGCGTGCGCGCGGTGCTCGGGCAGGGGCTTGAGCAAGGCGAGTCGATCGACCAGTTGGCGACCCGCGTGCAGGACTGGGCCGCGTCTCAGAAGGACGAGGACGGGTCGTGGAGCCGCGCGACGACCATCGCGCGCACCGAGGCCATGCGCGCCGCGCGAACCGCCGAGATCGAGGCGTGGACCTCGACGGGCATCGTCACGGGCAAGACCTGGCTGCTAGCGCCAGATCCCTGCGAGTTCTGCGAGGCGGTCGCCAAGCAGTTCGGCGAGAAGCCTGTCGGCGTCGGCGATTCGTTCTTCAAGAAGGGCGATGTCGTCCTCGGCGTGCCGGACGCTGACGGCAACCAGAAGTCCATGGTCCTCGACTACGAGGATGTCGACGGGCCTCCGCTCCACCCGAACTGCCGCTGCTCGATGCTTCCCGAGGTCGGCGAGGAGTTCCGCCCGGGCGAGTCGGACGAGCAGATCATGGCGCGAATCGAGGAAGCGCGCAGGCAGCGCGAGGCGCAGGAGCGAGGAACCACATGAACACGATCACGCGCAAGGCGCTCACGGCTGAACTCAAGGGAACCGCCAAGGGCTTCGCCGCGGTCATCACCGCGGAGACGCTCGACCGCGACGGCGAGGTTCTGATCCCGCAGGGCATGAACTCGGTCGAGTTCGAGAAGAACCCGACGCTCTTCTGGAACCACGACTACGCGCAGCCTGTCGGACGCTGCAACGGCCTCAAGCGCAAGGAGTCCACGATCGTCGGGGACTTCACCTTCGCGCAGCGTCCGGACGGCTACGGCGGCGAGTTCTTCCCCGAGGTCGCGGCGGCGCTCGTCGGACAGGGCATCGTCAACGCTGTCAGCGTCGGCTATGTCCCCGAGGACGGCGGCGTCCGACGCGCGACGGAGATCGACCGCAAGAAGTACGGCGACCGCGTGCACACCGTCTACTCCCGCTGGAAGCTGCTTGAGGTCAGCCTCGCTCCGCTCCAGGCGAACCCAGACGCGCTCATCACCGCGGTGAAGAAAGGCATGATGTCGCCCGTCGCTGCGAAGAAGTGGTTCGGCATCGACGCGCCGAAGCGCACGGTCGTGACGGTGTCCGTCCCCGTGCCCTCAACCAAGGACGCGGCCCGTCCGATTGATGTAGACGAGGTCGTGCGCCGCGAGATCGCTCGCGCGCAGGGCCGCATCTATCTCTGATCCGTCCGGGTCGAGCCTACGGCGAGTCGCCTGCAAGCCTCCCTTGTTCGGTAAGGAAAGATGACCGTCCACAACGGGAGTTGTGACATGAAGACCATGAACACCAGCGACTTCACGGCTGCGCTTGAGCGCGCCGCGAAGATCAAGGGAGAGCCCGGGCTTGTCGCCCAGAAGAAGCTCATCCTCGAGAACTACATGATCGTCGACGAGGCCGGAATGGCCATCGACCCCGAAAGCCTCGATGTGGTGGTGAAGCCCGCCGCCGCCGAGATGGAGAACGACAACATGGATACCGCACAGATCGAAGAGGCGGTCGCGAACAGCGTCCGCAAGACCCTCGCCGAGCAGGTCACCTCGAAGGCCTTCGGCGTCACCGCGACCATCGACGCTCCGTGGGAGAAGGCGCGCGTCTACGGCGGCGTCAAGCACCTCAAGAGCAAGGAGGCCGCGTGGAAGTTCGGCACCTGGTGCCTCGCGGCGATGGGCCACGGCCCGTCTACGGCGCACTGCAAGAACCACGGCATCTCTCTGATCCGCACCAAGGGACACACCGAGGGCGTGAACAGCGCCGGCGGATTCCTCGTCCCTGACGAGTTCGAGAACGAACTCATCAGCCTCCGCGAGCAGTACGGCGTCTTCCGCCGCAACGCCCGCGTGATGCCGATGGCGAGCGATGTCAAGCGCATCCCGAAGCGCACCAGCACCGTCACCGCGTACTTCGTCGGCGAGGCTTCGGCCATCACCGAGAGCCAGCAGACCTTCGACAATGTGCAGCTCGTCGCGAAGAAGCTCGGCGTGCTCACCACCGTCTCGTCCGAACTGAACGAGGACGCGGTCGTGAACATCGGCGACGACATCGCGAACGAGATCGCCTACGCGTTCTCCCTCAAGGAGGACGACTGCGGCTTCAACGGCGACGGCACATCGACCTACGGCGGCATCGTCGGCCTTTCGTCTGCGCTGACCGACGCGACCTATCAGGTCAGCGACGGCGGGCAGACGGCCTACTCTGGCGTCACCCTTGCCGAACTCGCGGCTGGTCTCCGCAAGCTGCCCGCGTGGGCAGGACAGCGGAACAACATCAAGGTCTACTGCTCGAAGCAGGCGTACCACGCCATCTTCGAGCGCCTCGCGCTCAACGCCGGCGGCAACAACGCCACCGACATCGCGAACGGCCTGACGCAGCCGAAGTGGTACGGCTACCCGGTCGAGTTCGCGCAGGTGATCCCCGTCACGGAGTCCGGCGGCGCGACCTTCGCGTACATCGGCGACCTCCAGCAGGCCTGCATCTTCGGCGACCGCCGAGCAAACTCGATCGCGTTCTCCGACTCGGCGCTCAACGCGTTCGAGCAGGACGAGATCGCCGTGCGTGGAACCGAGCGCTTCGACATCGTCTGCGCGAATGTGGGCGGCTCGTCCTCCTACGGCGCGATGGTGAAGATGACGCTCTGATCGTGAACACACTCGCGGGGGCGGCGGGCACGACCCGCCGCCCTGCGCGGGTAGAACTGGAGAAAAACACCCATGCGACAGAACAGCACTTTCGTGATTGGCGGCGTCAGCGCCACCAACGCTTCACAGGTCACGGCGTCCTTCGACACCCGCGGCTACGGCTTCGGACGGTTCCTCTGCTTCGGCATCGCCAACACCGGTGTCAGCACGACCCTTGCCAACCATGTCTTGGCCGAGAGCGACGACAATGTGTCGTTCTCGACCATCTCGACCTCGTCGTATCAGGTCGGGCTCACGCTGCCGACCGCGACGGCGTCGATCAGCACCGCGCTTGCAAAGGTCGTCTACGATGTCGACCTCCGCGGCCGCAAGCGTTACATCCGCGTCACCTTCTCGACTGCGGCTACCACCGAGTCGATCATCGCAGCCGACCTGTCCGAGCCCTCGGACGGCAAGGCCACGGCGGCGGAGGCCGGTTCGGCCTTCTTCGCGCAGGTCTGACGCAAAACGGAGCATTCGCATCCGGCGGCCTTGCACCCCTCGGGGTGCAGGGCCGCTTGCCGTTTGCCGATATGATCCGCACAACGGAGGTGCGAATGCTTGAAGCGAACGAGATCCTCGCGACGGCGATGCCTGGCGAGGAAGTCAAGGCGGCGATGGCGGTTCAGGGGAACGAGGCCCGCTTCGATGTGCCCGATGTGGACGCGGGGATCGCGCAGTACGAGTCGGGCGAGGGCAGCATCGAGGAACTGCTGCTGGCACGCGGCAAGTACCGATCGATCTGGAACCGCGAGAAGCTCGCAAAGGTCTTGAGCCTCGCGGGCTTCGAGATCACGGGCGGTCTTGAGGGGCCGAACTGGTCTGACGGAAAGGGCTGGCTCCGCGTCGTCGCTCGGCGCGTGCAGCGTCCGCGACCGCAGCTCCCGATGGCGAATGTGGTGGCGATCATGTCTCTCCCGCGCATCGCGTGGACGGAGAACTTCTCGAGCGTCGCGCAGTCCTGCACGCGCCTCGGGATCGACTTCTACAAGGCCACGGGCGTCTTCTGGGGCCAGTGCATGCAGCGCGTGATCGAGCAGGCTATCTCCATTCCGAAGAACAAGTATGTGCTGACGATCGACTACGACTCCGTCTTCGACGAGCAGGACATCATCCGCCTGTGGCAGATCATGGAGACGCGGCCAGACATCGACGCGCTGTTCCCTCTTCAGATCCAGAGGGAAAAGGACCGCGTTCTTCTTACGATGGTCGACCAGCATGGCCGGCGCGTCGAGCGGATCGACGCGACCGAGTTCCGCCGCGAGGCGATCGAGTGCGAGACCGGGCACTTCGGCCTCACTTTCTTCCGCGCCGAGGCGTTCCGCAAGATGCAGAAGCCGTGGTTCCTCGGGACTCCGCTCCCTGACGGCACATGGGGAGACGGACGCATCGACGACGACATCCACTTCTGGAAGGAGTGGAACCGCTGCGGCAACAAGTGCTTCGTCTCGCCGCGCGTGCGGATCGGACATCTCCAGCTGAACATCACATGGCCGGGCGAGGATCTGCGCACGATCCACCAGTACTGCACGAAGTACAACGACGAAGGACGGCCACCCGAATGCACGAACTACTAGTCATTCTCCGCAACTGCGCGGTGCATGAGGAGTGGAGCGGACGGCGGGACTTGAGGCCGGGAACGATCTACAACGCGGACGAGCGGACGGCGCGCTGGCTGCTCGACAGAGGCTTCGCGCGGCGGCTGGTGCAGCCCGCGCCGCTCTTCGTGGACGCAACCGCGCCGCCTGTGAAGCCGAAGAGAATCACGAAGAAGAGGGAGACCGATGGCGGTATCAGCGACGGCCCACACGACCCTTCCTGACGCAAAGGCGTTCCTCGGAATCACAGGCGCGTCTTTCGACGCGATCCTCGAGCAGTGCATCGACCGCGCGTCCGCGTGGGTCGACCGCCATTGCGGACGGACCTTCAAGGCGGCGCGGTACTACGAGTTCCGCGACGGCGGTAGCGACCGCTTCACGCTGAAGAACCCGCCCGTCCAGGCGGTGTACTTCTGCTCGACCACGCGCGAGAGCGTCATCTCGGTCGG